AACATAATAAATCAAAACATAATAAATCAAAACATAATAAATCAAAACATAATAAATCAAAACATTTTGGAATGGTGTAAAAATTATGGATTTGAATTTATACCATCAAAGAATTAAAATGGAACAAAGTTCCATTTTTGTTTTCAACATATGACACTCAAGATGTAAAAACGGCACAATATGCCATTTTAAATATTCAACGGTCTAAAATGCCAGATTTTAACATATAAAATTGATTTAATATATATATTATAATTAATATATATTAAATTACTTGTGATTATATACATAAAAATAACAGAATCAATAAATGATATTTACTATACGCAATTTATATATTATTTAGATTTTTGACTTTTAGATTTTTTAGATTTTTTTTTTAAATCTTCTTTATTTTTTAGATTTACCTCCTTTGACCATTCTATCAAGATTTTCTTTATGCCATATATTAAATATTTTAAATATAGGATTTAATAATTTATCTATACCGTTTTCTTGTATATTTATAATCTCTTTTAATTTTTGCCAATTGTCTTTAAAATAAGCATGAATAATTTCAAAAATATATATATATAATATATATGAAAATAACTCGTAAATTAAAAAACTCTTCACGAAAAACAAAGAAAATATCTCGAAAAACAAATGGGGGAAGTTATTGCGTATTTGAAGAACCTGCAAATTGGGATAAATATGGATGTAATACTGAATGTTCAGCTAATGAACCATGTAAACAAACAAATCGATTCTATTATTATCCTAAAGGCGACACATTATTTGGATTCAAAAGTCATATTTTTAAACATTTAGATGATTATGAAATTAATATTAATGATCGAAAGTTTTGCACATTAGATACAACTAGAAAAAAACGTGTATATTATCCCAAAGATGGAAATATTGATGATCCTAATATTAAAACTGTAATTGATGCTGTAATCGGCTTAATTGAAAGTGATTCTATGTTAAACTACACTGATTTAAAAAATTCTAGTGAATCAGATGGCACATTTTATACGAAAATAATAATGTCCAGTGATTCACCAATATGCGTAAAGTGGCTTAAAAAAACCAAGCCAAAATTTTATCGTGTTAAACATATGGTTTCGTATGATAAATATGAAAAAATTAAATATTTTGTTCATTTAATTAGTTTTTGTAATACACGATCACCAGATATTCACTGTTATGATCCACATTTACCTCAAATAAATGACAAATCACGAAGTTTAGCCAGTGTATATAATTCATTAAAAGTAAGTCCAAAAGATACAAGTGTACACGTACCGATTACACATAAATTAACTCAAAGTCAACAAAAAAAAGCAGCAGCAGCAGCAGCAGCAGCTTTAACTGCTACTAATCCTTCTGCTAAAGTTGCGGTTACTAATCCTGTATCTGCTGCTACTACTCCTTCTGCTGTATCTGCTGCTACTACTCCTTCTGCTAAAGTTGTTTTAACTGCTACTAATCCTTCTGCTAATAAATTTAATGGGTTTACACTAAAACCATTACCAATTGATGAGGAAGACTTAAAATACATGGGCAAACCATAATAAAGAAAAAAATAATTTATGCATCCTTAGTCAAATCTCTTTGACTTTCTGCAAACAATTCATTGCGCATATCAGCAGAATCCGCTACATCGCGGCTTTCGAAATCTACGGTATCGCGAACACCAATTAAATTTCCCTGATCATCCATAGTCTGAGTTAACACATTACCGCTTTTTTCTGCTAAACGGATGTTTTCCTCAATTGCTTTCTTTTTTGTTTCCCGAATACGAGTTTCAAATTCTTGTTTAGCCAATGCTTCATTTTTAATTTTTTCACTATGGAGTTGATTTAGTTCTTCCTCCATAAATTCAACTTTTCCAGTCTTATATGCATCTGGATCCCACGGAATCCACATACCAACAGGTCCTACAAAAATATCAAAATTTGGATCAGCCTCTCTTAATTTTTTACATCTCAATTCGGCTTCTTCCTGATTAGCATATACACCGCGAACTTTTAATCCACGAGTCGATGTTTGAAATGCATGGTCTTTTTGAAATTGTAGATTTAGCCGTTCTTCATTTTTGTCAATAAACGTCTTGAAATCATCCTCAACAGAACCTGCTTTAATTTTTATTTCTTCCTCTTTAATAAATTCATTAAAATCCGAAATAGTATTCTCAACATTTAGACTATATTTATATGAAATGAAATGTAAAAAATTAAAGTATTTTTCCATAGATTTAGACATATCCCATTGTTTTACAAAATGATCAAATAAGTATATTTCACGTTTTTTAAGAATTTTTTCAGGAGAAATAAATGAAAAACATGCAAATTTTTGTCCGGCTAAAGGAGGATCCTCATCACACAAATCAACATATTTAGGATTCTTTTCGCCAGTTTTCAAATTTTTTCTTTCAAAATTAGACATTTTATATAATAATACATATTAATTATTGTTTAAGTGATTTTATAGAAATAATATTTATTATATTTTAGGTTTTTGAAATAATAAAAACTATTTAGGATATTATTATTATTTTGTTTTGTTAATATATATATTCAAATGAGTGCCGGATTTGATTTTTCAGAACTTGTTAAACGTGCTATTAAGTATATTATTGAGGGTATTATGGTAGCAATAGCTGCATTTGCTATTCCAAAAAAAGCGTTGAATGTTGAGGAAATTGTTATTATTGCTTTAATGGCAGCTGCCACATTTAGTGTTCTTGATGTGTTTGTTCCATCGATGGGAGCTAGTGCAAGAGGAGGTGCAGGATTTGGTATAGGTGCTAATCTTGTAGGATTCCCGCGTATGTAAATACAGGGAACCTACGGTTCCCTGTAACCTATACGGTTGCAAAAAACTCCCAATCCAAATCATTACACACTTTTTTCCATATCATATCTTGTTCCAATTGTTTTTCTCGGTCTTTCATCATAGGAATATATGGCAAATATTGTGTTTGATCAAGTAATACACATAATTGATATAATGTATAAGTATAATTGAAAAAATTTGTGCGATTTGGTGGACAATGAATTGCCCATGGTTTTTGTATTTCAATAAATAAAACACACAATGTTTCATGCAATTCCTCATTCATAATTGGCGGTTTTATTCCAAAAATAGAATTAATATATTGAATATGTTCAAAATATTTATTAAATCCAAGTTTTCGCAAAATTTCTCGCATTTTGTCATAATTAATTAAACGCATATCTGTAATACGCTCTTTTTTAATTCGTGCGCGAATAGCCTCAATTACATCATCTGGTATTTGCGTCGTTTCTTTAGCCTGAAATTGTGATAATATTTCTTTAAAATGATTAAGACGAATATATGCAGTATACGATACTTCATTGGGCGGTTCTTTACTTGATGGTTTTGAACTATCTACTATATATGTAATAAATGCCCCACATTTATCATTATTACATATCATTATACCTTCTTCATCTTGAGGTATTAGTTCACCTTTATGACATGTTTCACAAACATCTGCAGGTATTATAAAGTCGGTCATATTAACTAATTCATTATTGACATTTTTCCAGTAAATCTGATATAAATTCTTGGATTGATTATATTTATCAGATAATGGGTTTGCAGAATCATCTGTTTTTGCCAAGATTTTGAAAAAAGTGTTTAAAATATTAACATTTTGTTTTCCTCCACCAGTAGAAATATCCTTTTTTTGTTCAAAGTATTTAAAAATATATTTTGAGTTTGTTAATAAATATTGTTTTTTTTCCGCTTTAAGTGTTTTTATTAGATCTTTTTTGATCAATAGTTTATCGCGAATATCCATGTATTCATCGATTTGATTATCACCAAGACTTTTGGCTTTTATTTTTAATTGTGCTATTTCTTGGACTAATTTTGGTATTATAATATTTTCATTATCGTGAAATTGTTTTAATAATTCGGTATGTTTTTCGTCGATTGTATTAGGAGTTTGTGGTACGAGGGTTTTAGAGAATTTTTTGTTCATTTTAATTGATACATATAATAATTAATGTGTTTTTATATGTATTTTCTTTGAAAACTGTATTTTGAAATCGTAAAATCAATTAAATCTATATAAACTTTTAAATTATACAAATCATGGAATCAATTCAATTATCAAAACCCAATTTTCAAAAAATGGTGTTTATAATGAACGCATTGGAACAAGGATGGTCTATTAAAAAAAAAGATGAATCTTATATTTTTACAAAAAAACATGAAAACCGAAAGGAGATTTTCCAAGAAAACTATTTAGACGAATTTATAAAGACAAATATGCAACTATCTATTATCGAATGATTACACAAGACTATCTATACCGTCGAAGAATTAAAATGGAACTTTGTTCCATTTTTGTTTTCGATCGAATCCAATCGTAGGTTGGATTAATCTTGTATGTCCTATGGACATACTTAGATGTATGACCCTCAAGATGTAAAAACGGAACACTTTAGTGTCCCGTTTTAAATCTTCAGCGGTTTAAATGCTCTCCAATTCTAGCATATACTTACATATGGCTGTCCAAACAATATTATTTGGACAGCTTTCTGGATTTGCTTGAGTTTCTTCATAACAATATTTGTCCAATTCCCATTGGAGAATTTCGCGCTGTCCTGTCGGCAATTGTGATGTTGGGTTTTTGTAACGTGGGGTGAACTCTTCCACCCGATTGCAATCTGCGGATATAACAACATAGGGGTGAACGCGACCATAATCTCTATCATAATATTGCACATCTTTATTTTTTGGTAATAGTATTTCAGCAGACACATTGTGTCGCATGAATTCAACGGATATTGTATATTGGTCATCTGCAACTTTTGTAAAATTGCCGACTCGATAGAAATCCATTGGCTCCGTTTTGGAAAACCGTTGGCCCAATTTGGCGGCTTGTTTATTTTTACGGGTCATCATTGTGTAATACGACATTATATATTTTGGACAATTAATACATATATATTTTATGTATTAAAGTTATTCAATTTTACAGGAATACAGGGAACCTACGGTTTAGTCGCCCGATTGGCGACAACTGATGCCCGTAGGGCATCTGGCCCTTTATGCGCAGCGAAAACGAACCCTCCCTATATTTTTACTTGGTGAGGGAGGGGTCATTTTTGTAAAACATAAAGGAACCGTATGTTCCTATAAAAGTTGAAATTTATATTCTCCCTTATAAGTTTCATTATTTTCAAGTAATTCTTTTATTTTTTTAATTGAGATTTTCAATTCTTTTTGTATATCTGTATAAGAATCAAACACTTTTATGACTTCATTTGTGATTGGGTGTAATTGTTTAATTTTTATTCCTCTTACATTCGGGGTTTTTATTGGTAAATTATTTAATTGCAAATATGCGTTTTGTAATGAAATATCAACATTATCCCAATGCATCCAATAATGATTATCTAAAACAGTTAAAAATTTGATTGCACAACACATGGCCGATGGATGTTGTAATATTTCTCTTGCTGCATCTTTGGCCATTTTGAATACTTTTATAATTTGCGTTTTAGTAATATTCAACATAGCGACTTGACCTTGACTACGTTCTTGGGTAATTACAGTTTCGCCAATATTTCGTGGGTGATCTAAATTGGGTTCTTGACGATTTACAATAAAATTCCATCTATAATCCAAATATATTGTTTTCTGTAGACCCGCTTTCTTTATTGCCGAAAATGATGCCGTTTTATTATTGTAATTGAAATTACGAGTTGCTTCCAGTATACTATCATATACTTGAACAACTTGAGTTAAATCGTCCTTGTGGTAGATTTGTACAATCGGGCCATTTGAATTAGCTGATATAACTATATCATTTTCTGGTTCTGCTTCTTTGCTGGTTATTTCTGATGCAACTGTTTCAACTAAATCTACATTTTCAATATGAGTATACGCGTCTTCTTGGTCTGGTAAATGATTTACAGATAAATCTACATCAATAACTACCGGTGATGATATTTTATTTATTATATTCATAATTTCATCGTAATTTTTGCAAATTGGGATTAATGATTTAACCAAATCAATCTTTTTCTCTTCAATTAACAATCTTGAAAATTCAATACTATTATATTTACGAATTTCAATGTTTACCATTTTTACAATATTTTCATATTCTTTTTGGTTTGGAATATGATATGCTTCGGTAGAATATTTTTTATTTTTATGCTCTAACTTTGCATATTTATATTTCAAAATTTCTGGATGGTTATGCAATGATTTTTCAAATCGAATGCTATTTTCGCAAATAAATATATCTAATACAATTAGACTGGGGTCGAAATCACATCTTAATGCATCAATTCGGTTTTTAATATTTGTAGTTTCACCGATTTTTAATATAAAACTGCCGTCCTCGTGTAATTTGACCCTGCAAAAATAAACTACCCATTTGTTTTTATTACTTTCGATCAATACTTCATGACGCTTTACTGCGGTCTCTCTTATAGATTTTTGGAGGGCAGTTTGAGTTGTTTGTAATGTGGTTTGAGAAACACTCAGTGTATTTTGTAATTCATTATTGTCTATAGTTAATTGTCTATTAATATTTTCTAATTTATATTCACCCGTTAAACGAATTTCTTTGATTACATTAAAAACCCATTTTTTAAAAATTTTTGCAATTGGTTTTCTTGACATACATAAAACATTATATAGTCCAATTTCAGTAAGAAATGTGATTTCTTGATTTCTACCGATGCTGTCGGTAATAACGACAACATCTTTTTCAGTTTCATCAAAATCTTTTATAGTAGATCTAATATTACTTATTTCCAAAATTAAACCAATATCACTTGCTCTAAATAATGGATTAGTTGAAGTCCCTTTAATTGTAATTTCAGTATGTAATTCATTTGAATTAAATGCTTTAACAATATCCATTAGATGGTGTTATACTATATATTACACCATCTCTTTATATTACTTATACTATATACTATTTGGTTTCTACCGGAATATAAAATTGATTATTATCCTACCCAATCACTATATAAATATAATAACATACTATATCTTATAATGCCCAAATGTATCAAATGCACTAAATCCGCCTATTTTAATATTCTTGGAGAAAGAGCCCAATATTGCGCCTCACATAAATCGAACGACATGATAAATGTAATTGATAAATTATGCACACATGAATTATGCACTAAACGTGCCCTATATAATACTCCCGAATATACATCGCCCATATTCTGCCTAACCCATAAATTAGATGGTATGGTAAATCTAAAATCAAAACGATGTGTCCAATATGGGTGTTTTGTAGCACCCATTTATAACTTGGATGGCGAATCCAAAGGATTATATTGCATAGACCACAAATCCGAAGAAATGGTCAATGTATTAGGTAGTCGGTGTATTTTCGATGAGGGGTGCAGTAAAATTGCACAATTTAATATAGAGGGTGAATCAAACGGTTTATATTGCGCCTCACATAAATTGGCTAATATGATTGACGTAAAACATAAACGTTGTGAGGAATCGGGATGTTATAAATTACCTTCTTATAAATTAGAAACAGATACTCAGCCAAGATTTTGTGCAGAACATCGGAAATCTGGTATGATTGATGGAAAACATAAAAAATGTAGATTCTTGGACGGATGTAATAAAACAGCTGGATATAGTAATCTAGGTGAATCTATATTATATTGTAGTGAACATAAATCGACTGAAATGGTTGACGGAAAACATAAAATGTGTGAATATAAAGATTGTAAATTAAGACCTGTATATAATGAAATTGGTAAAAAAGTGGGTAAATTTTGCGCATCTCATAAATTGGCTGGTATGGTTGATGTATTAAATCGCCAATGTTTATCAGAATGGTGTTCTACATATGCAACTACAAAATACGAGGGATATTGTTTATTTTGTTATATTAATTTATTCCCAGACAAACCTATTGCGCGTAATTATAAAACAAAGGAAAAAACGGTTAGAGATTTTATTTTAGCAAATTTTCCGGAATTAACATGGTCTATTGATAAAAAAGTTGAAGATGGATGTTCACGTAGAAGACCTGATTTACTGCTAGACCTTGGATATCAAATAATTATTATAGAAATAGATGAGAATCAGCATAAGAATTATGATTGTTCTTGTGATAATAAACGATTAATGGAGATTTCCCAAGATATGGGACATCGTAATATTGTATTTATTCGTTTTAATCCAGATGATTATATTTTATCCGATAAAACAAAAATAAAATCTTGTTGGAAAATAAATAAAATGGGTATATCATGTATTCCTAAAACTAAAACGATTGAATGGGCTGCTCGATTATCGAGTTTAAAATTGCAAATCGAGTATTGGTTAAAAAATAAAACTGATAAAATGATTGAAATTGTTCAGCTCTATTATAATGAAAATATTGTGTAGTTTAATATAGTATATGCATAAAATGCTTTCATTCCGTAAATAAATTTGTAAAAACAGTAAATATATAATTTATCTTTATATTTTTAATTTAATTAAAACATTTAGCAATTATTTCTGAAATTAATATCTTTGTATAGTATATATAAGAAAACTAGATGGGTGGAGCACTGATGCAACTAGTCGCTTATGGCGCACAAGACGTTTTTTTGACTGGAACACCAGAAATAACTTTCTGGAAAGTTTCTTACCGCAGACATACTAACTTTGCTATGGAGAGCATTGAACAGACCTTTTCTGGCCAAGCTGATTTTGGTCGCAGAGTTACCTGCACCATTAGTCGAAATGGTGATTTGGCTTACAGAACTTACTTGCAAGTTACACTTCCAGAAATTAACCAAAACATGAAAGGAACGTCCGGTTCAGTTTATGCTCGTTGGTTAGACTTTATTGGTGAGCAATTGATTGCTCAGGTTGAAGTTGAAATTGGAGGCCAGAGAATTGATCGTCAATATGGTGATTGGATGCACATCTGGAATCAGATGACTCTTTCATCCGAACAACAGCGTGGATATTTCAAAATGATTGGCAACACCACTCAGTTGACTTATATCTGCGACCCAACATTTGCACCCGTTTCTGGACCATGCTCTGCTGCTGGTGGACCATCTCAGATATGTGCTCCAAGAAATGCTCTTCCGGAAACGACTCTTTATATTCCTCTTCTTTTCTGGTTTTGTAGAAATCCCGGTCTTGCTCTTCCCCTTATTGCTCTTCAATACCATGAAGTTAAAATCAATCTTGATATTAGACCTATTGGTGAGTGCTTGTGGGCAGTGAATGCACTTGATGGAACTGGCAGTACATCAGTTTCTTGCCCAACTGCATATCAACAGTCTCTTGTTGCTGCATCTCTTTATGTTGACTATATCTTCCTTGATACTGATGAACGAAGAAAGATGGCACAAAACCCACACGAGTATTTGATCGAACAGCTCCAATTCACCGGCGATGAATCGGTTGGAAGTTCAAGTAACAAGATTAAGCTCAATTTTAATCACCCCTGCAAGGAATTGATCTGGGTTGTTCAACCAGATAGTAATGTTGATTACTGCTCATCATTGGAGGGCGGTGCAACTCTTTACAAAACTCTTGGTGCCCAGCCATTCAACTATACTGATGCGATTGATGCTCTTCCAAATGCAATTCATGCATTTGGCGGACCAGCTGAAACTGGATCTGCTGATAGATTTATTACATCTGCTGGTCTTTTCCAAATGGCAGGAGCAACTGATGGCACTCCTTTAGCTGGAACTGCTGATTGGGGATCATCTGATTCTGCAATTTTTGCAGGTTCAACTGGATCTTATGTTTCTGATGCCGGAACTTTTGTTCTTGCCGAAACTGCTTTGGATATGCATTGTTGGGGTGAGAACCCAGTCGTCACTGCTAAGCTACAGCTTAACGGCCAAGACCGATTCTCTGAACGTGAAGGATCTTACTTTGATGTTGTTCAACCATTTCAACATCACACTCGTGCCCCTGACTGTGGTATCAACGTATACTCATTTGCACTAAGACCTGAGGAACATCAGCCAAGCGGGTCGTGCAACTTTTCCCGAATTGATAACGCCGTGCTGCAACTGGTGCTCTCATCGGCAACTGTTTCTGGAACTGCCACTGCAAAGGTAAGAGTATATGCTGTGAACTATAACGTGTTGCGAGTTATGAGCGGCATGGCCGGCGTCGCGTATTCAAACTAAGCGTAAAAAGTGTATTGGTAGGAAAAATATATTTAGGGATAGTAAAAAGTGCGTATAAAATTGAATAAAAATTATATTATAATTGTATAATATAATTATGACTTATAAAATGCTCTCAAATTTTTCAAACACCGAATTTCAAGAATATGACGGAATTATCCGATTTCAATATAAAGTAATTGGCTGTATAGATGGTCATAAAAAAGAAAAAGGTAAAACCGCAAATATGATAAAAAATCCTATATGGGTAATCGAAGAAGCTGGAAAAGAATACTTAATTATGTATTGTGAGGTAAATACCACAATTAAATTATGCAGAGATTCATACCAAAAAATCTTGGATTTTGAAGATATATATAATACAAAATTAACATGGTATAATTGTTCAAATGGATATATTGCCACTCGACTACCAGATGAAAAACAATTATTCATACATCAAGTCATCATGAACTGTTATGGAAATGGTAAAGGAACCTCAATTATAAGTGTCGATCATATTGATCGCGATCCATTAAATAATACATTAGAAAACTTACGAATTGCTACACAAGATGAACAACGTCAAAATTCAAAAGGCATTGCTCCAGATACAAAACGAGAAAGACAGTGTATTGCAAGGCCACTACCTGATGGAATTGAACAACGCGACATGCCGAAATATATTACTTACAATGTAGAAGTCTGGGATAAACCTAAAAATAAATCGCGAGATTACTTTCGAATTGAAGGAAACCCTATACTGAATCCAAAAGTATGGGAAAGCACAAGTTCAAGTAAAATATCAGCCTTGGAAAAATTACAACAAACAATAAAAGTATTGAATGACCTCAATGCCGGAATATTTCCGAAACAAAATACCAGAAATTTACCAAAACATGTATATCTTGGAACAAAACACGGTAAACCCGTATTACAATATGATAATCGGACTGCAGGTATTACAAAATCAATGACTATTCCAGAAACTACAATTGAATCAGATGAAATGCAACGACAGTTATATATATTTAATTATCGGATTATGCAAACATTTGGTGAAGAATATACAATTTTTGATGATGATTATTCATATATGGGCGAACCCATTGATGAATATATCTTGGATAATATAAAATCTACATTACCTAAAAATATTTCATTTTACAATGATACGTATTCGGCATATACAATACTCGCATTTCAAAAACAGGTTGGATTGGCACGAATTTCCAAGAAAATCACACTAAATAAAAAATATGATTTAATAGAAGATATACACACGGATGAATTTTTGGATGATTTACAAGATAAAATGGTTAAAATGAATAAATATATCCGGAATTATTGGGGTAGCGAACATGCAATCTTGGAAACGGACGAAATCCAAGAAAAGGAAATACAAAATCAATTCCAAGAAGATATTATTGCAGGGTTTCCTACAAATATACATACAAAAATACAAAATGGCGACCTTTATTTGGAATATAATAAGGTTGTTCTTGGAAAACGTATGAACACAACAGTAAAATTGCCCAAGAATTTCAATAAAAATAATGAATTGCATAAATTTAATCATAAAATCATCAAATTATATGGCAAAGAACATGGATTAAACCTGGAACATTATCCATATCAGGCTGATGAACCAGTAAATAAACCAGAAAACTTATATATGAATTTGACTTGTGCTAAACCGTATCTATTTATATTGCAAAATGAGAAAACGGTATCTTGGATATTACCCAAAAGATACAATCTCCAAGAACAAATTGATATGTTTATAATTGATTCCGATAAAATCAGTGAAGACCAGGACCTTGATGCGACTAGTTATAAATTGATATATGATAATTGGAAACCAGATAATATATCAATTATTATGAAAGATATGAAACATGTATTGGCGTATCAAAAAAGATGCAAAGATTATAAACACGGCCTAACACTTACTTTACCAAGAGTTGCATTTAATATGAATAAACAATTGATTGAAATAAATAAAAAAATTGAGGCTAATTATGGTAAAGAATTTACGGTGTTATAAGAACAATTTTGCACATCCATGTTGAGGAGCAATAAATTATTACTTGCTTTTGGTTTCTATAAGTAAACCATCAACATTCACTTGACCAAGAAAGCAATACAATGTTTGCTAACTTGACCGAGAAAGCATTAATTTGGATGCTCAAAAATTATATTAATCTTGTTTTTGATTTATATAATCAAAAATAACCATATAAAGACATATCCATATATATTATAGTATGCAATCCTTAGATATAGTCAGTTTAATTGAATCAAATCCGATTACTAAGCTTTCTAATGTATACAATAATAAATTTTTATTGAAAATTAAAGAGAATTTTACAAAAATGGAACAACAATTGTTTGTTAGTTCATTTTATTGTTATCTGAATTATAATCAAACTAATGATTTTGTTATTGATTTAGATACTATATATAAATGGGTAGGGTTCCAACAAAAAGTTAAAGCTAAAGTTTTATTAGAAAAACACTTTATTATTGATAAGGACTATAAAATATTACTTTCCCAAACCGGAAAGCAAGAATTAGAAGAAGAAAAAAAACATGGTGGTCATAATAAAGAAACATTTATGCTTACAGTAAAAACATTTAAACTATTTTGCATTAAAGCCGATACAAAACGTGCAAATGAAATCCACGAATATTTTATAAAAATAGAAGAAATGTTATATCAAATTGTCCAAGAAGAAAGTAATGAATTAAAGTTACAATTAGAACAAGCCAAGATAGAAAATACAACAATAATCGAATCCAACAAAAAAGAGTTCAATCAAAAAGTTAGCAGGGAGCGCGAACAATTTTTAATCCGCGAATTCGGCACAATCGGTGCAATCATATATATTATAAAAGTGAAATCATTTGAAAATGGAGAATATATCATAAAAGTCGGCGAATCCCGCAAAGGGGTGTTAGCGAGATACAATGAGCATAAAACCAAATACGGAAATGATATATTATTACTGGATTGTTTTGCCGTAAAAAAGAGCAAAGATTTCGAATTTTTCTTACATAACCACGAAAATATTAGATTGCATAAAGTCTGCGATTTCGAAGGCCATGAAAATGAACGAGAATTGTTCCGAATTGGTAAAGGATTGACTTACAAGTCATTCATGCATATAATCAGCATGAATTTGAAGAAATATAATGAACATAGTGAAGCCGAAATCGATAAATTGCAAATTGAAGTGGATATGCTAAGAAGTATGCTAAATACACAATCAAACCCATTAACAAATCCGGTTATAACAAACAGCCAAGATAATATATTACTACACGAATTGTTGAAACAAGTCCAAAAATTAGAGAAATCAAATAAAGAAATCTTGGAAAAACTCAATTCAAATCAAACAAAAACAGTTACTGGATTCAGTCAACCACTCGCAACATTAGGTCCAAGATTACAACAAATTGACCCAGAAACAATGACTCTACATAAAGTATATGAGTCCATCGCCGAATGTATAAAAGAATACAATTTTACAGTAAAGCGTCCAAGTATTGTGAAAGCAATTGAAGACAATATAATATATCATAATTTCAGATGGGCATTTGTAGACCGTAATGCGGACCCGAATATTGTTGCGAATATTGAACCAACCAAACAATCAAAAATACAAAATCTTGGATATATCGCAAAAATAAATTCAAACAAGACGGAAATCATAAATGTATATTTGGATCGCAAAACGGCATCAATTAATAACGGATATAAAACAACAGCATCATTGGATGCATTTGTAAAACATGAATCAATAACAAATGGTCATTATTATATATTATATAATAATTGTTCCCAAGAATTGCGAAACCAATTCACGGAAAAACACTGTAATTCATCGGAACCTATATTGTATAAATCGGGGGTTGGTCAATATGATTCAAACGGACAATTAATTCGCGAATTTGTATGTAAATATGATTGTATAAAACAATTAAAAATGAGCGATAAAACATTAGCAAAAGCCTTGGATAAAAATGTGCCATATAATGGAAATATATTCAAAAGTATCGGCGAAAAGTTATATATAGTATAATTCAAATAAAATCATATAAACAAATACTAATATATTATCCAAATGTATCATTCGACAACACTAAATACGCAAAATGGATTACTTATGCGAAATCTCATGGAATTTTACGAAAATCGTGATTATCTCAATAAAATGATGCGAATCATTAACGGTGAATCTAAGATATCATTGCGATTAGTTGATTGGTTTGTAACGAATTTTGCCAAGAAATATTATACCGTTTATGAATTACCAGTCAAACCTAAAATCTGTAAAGATTCAATAGGTCAAGTTTCAACTAATGAAACTTTCCGCTTCAAAGTGTATAACGATTATAAATTAAAATTAAAAGCGTATAGTAAACTCAAATTTGACCCATTTTGTAGATGGGATCGTATTTCAATTCCATATGATCAAAATAATTTTATGGAAACTACGATCGGTCAATTGAATTTTTTCAAGTGGGCAATTGAGAATAATATTATGGATTATATTGAATTACATTACCAAGATATTGAAAATGACATGAATAATCGCAATAGCACGTCGAAACGACGAGATGATGTAGTAGAATCGGTGACAGATATGACTAAAACCCGGAAAAAACGCGAGGAATTGTCCATATCAGCATGTAAATGTATTAAGAAAGAATTAGTCAAGATTGTGGTTAAGTTTAATTAGATTTATGAAACCTTGGTTTTTGTAAGATTATTTTTTACAATGTTTTACACATTTTCTTATTTCAAACGCCCAATTACAAAGTAATTATAAACTTTGTAATGTATAAAATACATTTAGCAATTTTGATCAACAAATATTTGTATTCAGTTTTTATTGTTATCTAAATTATAATAAAATAACTGATTTTGTTATAGATTTAGATAATGTATTAAAATGAGTAAAATTTTTACAAAAAGTTTTACTGCAAATATAGAGTATAAAAATCGTTTAACAATCCAGTTAATCAAACAAATAAAAATATTTATATTAACATTTACTACATCAAGTAGTAAATGTATATTGTTCAACTGGCAAAAATACAATATTCAAGAATATTGCAGATGCCGCACTAGATTCAAATATATCCACACTGAGTCCCGTATACTTACAAATGTTCATATACATGGATATCATTGAATATTTGATAAAACATTAACTTATTATAATACATGATTGACGGTATGTGCCGTATTTTAATTTAGTATATTATATTATATATAATATATGTTAGCAATAAATAATTATATTGATGAAGAAAATAATAATATTTATGAAACAAATAATATATATCAAACCGGTGGTGATATATTAGTATATAAAAATACAGAATTGTTAAAAAAATTAAATGATCAAATATTATTTGAACAGAAATCAAATGACACAGATTCATCTAATAATTCGTATTTTAATGCAACAATGTTAATTATTCAAAACTCGGAAGAAATAGAATGTATATCGTATGATTCATTATATGGATTTATTTTTAAAATTAAAGTTCCCGATAATTATAAATTTTTTAAATATTTTGGATCAAAAACTAATAAATCAAACAATAATATATTAGAGTATATATTATTAAAAATTGTTATAATTGATGATAAAACCCCACTTGAACCATTAATAATTGGAAAAAATAAATCTAGAATTGAAGGTATGGTAAATGTATCTCTTGATTTAATGAGTGAAATTATTACAGGAAAATCAAATAATCCTGATATAAAAAAATATAAAAAACAAAGTGAAAAAATAAATAATGTAATTAAAGAAGTTGAACATCAACAATATATTTTTGAAAATACAATAGATAAAAAATCTAATACAAAAGCACACGCCATTAATATTCCGGTTTGTCCGTCTGTATTAGATTTTTTTTGGATAAAATATGAAAATTCAGCATTAAATAAATTTTTAAACTTACTTAATAAATCTACTATTACTAATCAAACTATTACTAATCAAACTATTACTAATCAAATTATAAAATATTTATTAGACCTAAAAAGTAATATTGGATGTATTGCAATGGAATATGCAAATAAATACAACAATGATACATCGACTAATAAAGGTGATAAATCGACTAATAAAGGTCTTAGTGATAATTTTATTACACTACATCAATTTTTGAAAAAAGATAATAATAACACAATTTTATATAAAAATATACTCATTTCAATTTTTACAAATATTCTACGAATGCACAAATATGGTATCTACCATATGGATTTACATGCTAATAATATTTTTATAAATAATAATTCACTACTTATAGAATATTTTAAAAGTATAGAAATAACAACTAGTTTGATTTCTTCGGGCTATAAGGGTTCCGCCCCTAATATTATACCTTTTTTAACATATGTACTCGATTTTGGCAAAACAACAAAATTTGAAATAAACAAAATAGACAAAATAGATTTAAATTACGAAGCAAATAGAAGGGACCAAAATGATAAAACCAAAGAAATGAATATAGAAAACAAAAAACAAATTACAAATATTTTTAACGAGTTTAAAAAAAAAGATAAAGAACAAAATCACAACCGTTTACAAAGTGAAACTATATTTAAATTATTAAATAAAACATTTCCACCCAATGATGACAATGATTATAACGACAAGTTTTTAGATGAGGTTTTAAGATATTATAGAGAGTTTGAAGAGTTTGAAAAAAAAGAATCATTACTGCAAAAAAAAACAGTTAAGCAAAAAAAGTCAGTTGAGCCAGACAAGTTATTTAATGCAAAAATAATTTATAATAGTAAAGATGATATTAGTAAAGATAATTACGAGGCAACTTTAAAAGGTGGTAATAGTGAAAATACACAAAATAATATTACTGAATTAATAACATACTCCCAGAACATTTTGGAAAATTTGTTAAAACAACCAGAAACAGAATCAAAATCAGTAATTGACTTACCAAATATAGGTATAGAAATATTAGAATCATTAAAACAACAACCAGTAGCAGAATCAAAACCAGAACCGGCAATTGACTTACCAAATATAGCGATAGAAATATTAGAATCATTAAAACAACAACCAGTAGCAGAATCAAAACCAGAAATTGACTTACCAAATATAGGTATAGAAATATTAGAATCATTAAAACAACAACCAGTAGCAGAATCAAAACCAGAACCGGCGATTGACTTACCAAATATAGGTATAGAAATATTAGAATCATTAAAACAACAACCAGTAGCAGAATCAAAACCAGAAATTGACTTACCAAATATAGCTATAGAAATATTAGAATCATTAAAACAACAACCAAAATCAAAACCAGAAACAAAACCAGAACCGGCGATTGACTTACCAAATATAGCTATAGAAATATTAGAATCATTAAAATTACCAGAAACAGAAGCAGAATCAAAATCAGTAATTGACTTACTAAATATCAAAATTCCATCATCTGGTTTAAACACGCAAAACAATAACTCGCAAAACAATAGTAAATTTTTAACATTAAAACAACAACCAGTAGCAGAATCAAAATCAGTAATTGACTTACCAAATATAGCTACAGAAATATTAGAATCATTAAAATTACCAGAAACAGAAGCAGAATCAAAATCAGTAATTGATTTACCAAATATAGCTATAGAAATATTAGAATCATTAAAACAACCAGAAACAGTAGCAGAATCAAAACCAGAAATTGACTTACCAAATATAGCTATAGAAATATTAGAATCATTAAAATCACAACCAGAATCAAAACCAGAAATTGACTTACCAAATATAGCTATAGAAATATTAGAAT